TAGCCATATCAGATATATTATCGACAGTTGAAGAATACTTACCTCTATTAGCTAACCTTACTTGTATTGTACCACCTGGTTCAAATTTATTTGAATTAAACTCAGTTATAATATCTCTTTGTCTAAGTATATTAGATAAATAAGTTACTGTTTGATGCATTTTAATAAATTGACCCCTAGCCATATCTACTTGCCTAAAGACCTCATTGTGAGTAACATCTCTACCATTAATTCTAAGTAAGTCAGGTACAGTTTTAGCAAAGTATCCAGTATTCATATTTGGATTAAATATATCCATAACAACATCACGAGAGGAAGTCCCTGTCACATGCCCTGCATTTATACCAGCTTCTCTATAGAATAATCCTGGAGCATTCGTGTAATTAAATGTCTTATCCATATCAAAATCAGCATCTTGAGTTTTTATAGCATCAATATAATTCATTCTACTTGCATTGCCGTTATTTTCACCTATATGAGCTTTTCCATCCACTACAGCAATTCTAGATATAACAATATCCCCTATCATATTTCTTGGCTGTCTACTATTAATAGTACCTACAGCAAGTTGAGAATCAAATTTTCCCTGCCATTGTTGCTTTGAAGCTTTTAAATCTACCGCTACATCATTAATAGTCATTCCATCGTACTTGTCTTGTAGCTCGTTATTTATTTTAATAGCTTCATCAAAAACATCTTTATTGACACCTTTTTCAATTACTCTGAAAGTATGAGGATTTAATATATCTCCTTTACTATTTATTAGTTTGCCTTCAACGATAAGAAATTGCTGTCCTTGATAATCAACTACATATCCATCAGCTTTTCTTTCAACTTTATTAGATTTATAAGTAAGTCTTTGTATTATTATATTTTGAACATTGTCATTAGAATTTATACTAGAGCGTCCTATAAATTCTTTTTGCGATGCATTGTAAGAAGGAAGATATTCTCCATAAAATTTAACAACAGGTGCATCTCCATCTTTACTTCTTATAGGTGTAGCTAAGTTACCCCAATCTGCACTCATTACATCAATAGAGCCATGCTTAACGGCTCCTTGCCCTAAATTACCATTATTAATAAAATAATTTATTACATTGTCTTCCAATCTTTTTAAAGCCCAAGGCTCTAGAACAAGTCCATCTCTTTGTAGTATTGAGCCCATAGCGCTATTTAAAGCAATAGGGTCTCCATCAGCAGCCCTTTCTCCAAAAACTCTTTGAGCTAATGATGTACGATGATATTGATTAGTATACGCTTTAGATATCTGTGATTTAAATGTAGACAGTCTTGCATCTGCTCCTATCCAGTTTGCCACACCTGCATCACCAGACATATGTACTGTTAAATTTGATCCTACTGTAACTTTGTCTTTAGCAACTGAAGCGTTCCTAATACTGAAAGACTCTAAAGGGACTTCAACGATATTATCTTTTAACATCATAGCTCCTTTAGTATTTTCTATATGGCTAACCCAAGTAGTATTTATTAAATCAGACTCATTTGCAATACCTTGAGGTTTAACATATCTATCGTTTACATCTTGTCCTTTACCTTCTTTTAAACTGTTAATTTTATTAGCAGACTTAAAAGTCATTCCGTCAACACCTAAATCTTTTAATATACCATCTATTATAGGATCGTATTTAAAGGCTGTTTTAGCATAAAAAGTTTCTACTCTTCCAGTTTTAAGATCAACACTAGAATGAGTAATTGTAGGTTTAATTGCCCCTGCATTAAATCCTTGAAGATTATTAGTTATCATGTCTGGGTGAAGTCCTAAATACATTAAATTAGCTGTATAGGCTTCTTTAGTTAAAAAGAATTCGGCATCAGTAATTTCTTTAGTGGCTTTTTCTATCTGCTTTAAGTTAAGGTCATATTCCTCTTGAGTAATTTCTTTATTTTTAAGGTCTCTTTTTAATGATGCTGTCTTTCTATCTAATGCGCTAAATACATTAAACAGTATATTGCCATTAGCATCTTTTATATTAGCTCCATCATCTATAGAAACTATTTTCATTTTTTTGTCAGGATCATTAAACCATTCTTTATTATTTTCGTATAAATCTCTAAACAATTTAGATCTTGAGTTTTTATAAACAAGACCGCTTTTTAATCTATTTTGAGTTGTAGGAACGTATCCATTTTTAGCTTCATTTAAGTTATCTCTTTTCCAAAAGTCTAGTATTACATCGCTTTTAAGATTAATTCTATTACCACTTAAAACATCTGGAATATAAGCAGGCATATTATTTATCATTCTTATTAGTTTAATAGCCTCAGCAATTGCCTCTGGAGTTCTTTCATTCTGAATTTTTCTTAAATAATCTCTCATAGCTTGATGTTTTGGAGTATTTAAAGTTAAGTCTCCATCGTAAATAGCTTCTAGCTTTCGATACATTTCTCCACCTAAATCGTTTGCAAGTTTATCTTTAGGTCTAAAAACTCTATCTATCTGAGTTTTAATAGAATTCATATTAGCATCAACTCTAACAATTAAACTAGTTTTTTCATTTAATTGAACGGCTATATATTTCTCTCCTATAGACTGACTAGGTGTTCTATTAATGTCGTATAAATCTTTAGCATCTCCTTTTTCATAGAAAGATTTTTTAGCATTAGGGCTATAAGGGACAAAATTGCCTGAAATAAGAGCATCATTTATTTCCTGAATCATTTGCCCTGTATCTCTTATTTTTTTACCATCTATGTTAAGTCCGCCTTTTTCAAGCAAATATATATTAGTTTGTGATGGGTCTATTTGCTTTAATATACTTAAGAAGCCCCTGTCTTCTGCTCTACCTACAACCCTATTTTCCAGTATCAATTTATTATTCATAAGGTCGACACTGAAAGATTTAACAGTTTTTTTAGAAAAAGCGTTAGTAACTATATTGTATATATCGGCATCTATTTCAGCGCTTGTAAGTTTAGATCTTTTTTGAGATGTCATTTCTTGTAAAGACATTTCTACTCTAGTTTTAACAGGATTTAACACATAAGCTTCAAAATTAGCTCTTCCAGCAGATGTTGTTGCATCTAGCTCTATATCTCCTGCTAATTTTTCTAAAGATGTTCTAATCTTATCAACCTCTATTCTTGTAGATGAACTAGGAGCTAACTGCGAATTTTCATAAACATCGCCTAACATCTCTTTAGCATAGGCTCTAATATCATCAGCAGATTTATTCGCTTCTTTACTAAAAGCTAATAAAGAATTCATCTCTTTTATTGGTATATTATACTTAGCTGCAAACTGTACACTTGAAAGTCTTGTCAGTCTAGACTCTATGTCTTTATCAGGTATTCTGTCTGCATAAGTTTGCAATTCTTCCTTTAAAAAGTCCTTTAATCCTTGCTCATTAAATACTTCTTTTGCAGTATTCTCTTCAATTTTGTTCATAATATCTAAAACTTCTTTAAGATATTGGGTTCTTTTTGAATTTATTGGACCTGTATTGAATTTTTTAATAAGAGTATTAATATCTCCATTAACCTTAGCTACCGCCCTAAGTGTATACGGGTCTCTATCTTCTATAGCACGCTTTATTACTTCATTCAATCTTATAGTTTCCGTTCTAGAGTCTACATAATCTTGCATTTCAGCTCTAGCTTTATCTCTTGCTGTTTTATCTAGCCCTGCTAAGCCCATTTCTATATTTTCAACAGCAATATTAGCCTTATCTATTTCAACTTCTAGCAAATCTCTTATTTGTTTTGCAGAATCATTCATAAAACGATCCATAGAAAGTTTTCCAGATGCCATAGACTGCCTTAAAGAAAGGATAATATCAGCATTATCAATTGCTACATTTCTAGAAAATGTTACAGGATGTCTGGAATTTTCTATAGCACCTACAATTTGATCGTAATATTCCATTAATTCTCGACCATGCTCTCTAAAACTAGGGTTTCTTAAAACTTCAGATTGAATAGCTGCCCTTACAATACTTGCATCAGGAAATACAGGATTTCTACCAACTTCACTTACATTAAATCTAACATCTTTTATTAATGTATGAACAGAAGCAAGATGATCTAAACCTCCTGCTATATCGTAAGCTGATAACTTATCTAAAGATTTTAATTCAGCAAACTCTCTAAATTGTCTAAGAGTAAAGGGGTTTCTAAATAAATCTCCAAACATGCCTCCTTTATTATTTTCTCCAGTTATAAAATTCTTTAAATTTAAAGCTTCTTCATAAGTTAAATGCTTATACCCTCTTTCAGATATATTAGGATTTAAATCTTTTACAATATTGTGAAAATTTTCTACAAAATGCTTTATTTCGCCATATTCACCTTTAGGAACAGAGTTTCCTGATTTATCCAGCATTGAAACATCTGGTGTATTTTTATATAAAAAGTAATTATTTATAAAGTCGTTTAAGCTATTAACTTGATTAATTTCAAAGCTGTGATTTTTACCTCCAGTTAAAACCTCATAAGCTTCTACTCTCTGTTTATGATTTAGTATATTATGGTAAGACAAATGCCATACATCGTTTACTAAAATTAAATCATCTCTACTTACAAGATTTCTCCAATTTTCACCATATACTAAATCGTGAAACTGGCGTATATAGTTATTCTGCAATTCCTGAACTTTTGCTTGCATTTCTCCATCAATCTTACCAGCCCCTTCTCTGCTTTGCTTTGCCTTACCAGGAATTATCCAATTGTTTTCTACTCCAGATTTATATATAGTTGCAACATTTTCAATAGTAGCTAAATCACCTAAATCATAAATATCATTTATTCTATTTGCTTTTAAAATACCGTTTTCAAATTCATATGGCTCTCCTAATATATCTAAGAGGTCTCTCATATAATTTTTTAATAAATTTACAGGAGCGTCTGAAGCTTTTACTACTTGACCATCTAACCAACTACCTAATCTTCCAGACTGAATATCTGCCATAGAAAGAACGTCCTTGCCATCCCATTTAATAGTTGAAACTTTGTTTACTACATCATAAGCTTGTGCAGGAGTCATAGACTCAGTATTAACTTTTTCTCCTGAAGAATTCTTATTATACATATCAATTATTTTTTCAGCTATATAGTGAGCTTGATATGCCTGTAGAGCTTCATTGGGAGTCATTTCTCCACTTTGAACCATATCTTTCACATATTTATGAAAAGCTGTTTTCATATCAGCTCCAGGTATGGGAACTACGCTAGTGCCTTCAGCTACTTCATAAGGTTTAAATATATCTTTTATAGTTTGAAACTCAGCGCTATCGTCTAATGTTTTTTTAATAAGATTAGAGCCTTGCTTATGAAGAGCTGGATCAACTAAAGGACTTCCATATGCTTGTATTAAAGCAGGCATCCTATCTATCTCCATTCCCCATGCTCTCATTCCACCAGTAATTCTTCTTAACTTAGAAGCCTTACCGTCCATATATTCTTTCACCTTACCTGTCTCAAACACTCTATTAAAGCTTTCTTTCGTAAAAGGAGTATTAAAACTATGAGGCCTTCTTGTAAACCACATAGCTGTCATTACATTTGCAGATATTTCTTGAGGAGTACTTCCCATAGCTTGACCTAAAGATCCCCATGACAAGCCATTCTGCTTAAATGTGCTGATTAAATTAGGCGCATTCATAGCTATTATACCTGCAGCCATTCTAGGTAAAGATCTCACAATATCTCTACTAAATTCCTTTGTCCATTCTATAGGGGCTTTGATTAAAAATTGCTTTCTCATATCAGACATAAATTCTTTCATAAGTTTAGTATGAGCGTCTTTTTTAGTGCCTTTTAACCCTTTTTCTAACCACCAATAAGCTCCTTTTTGAGCGTATTTTTTCTGCAAGCTCCTATTTAATAACCCACCAGAAATTTCATTCATAGCAGTTATTTGAGCTTGAAGATCTTTCCTAGTCATATCTTTAATAGGTCTCCAGAAATTTTTAGCATTCTGTGTAACAATACCTGCCGCCTTTCTAGCATAAGAAGCACTTGAACCTCCTTTAAGAAACTTAACAGGGCCTATAAGAGAAAAATGATAAGCATCTGTAGCAGCATGGTGTAGCCAACTTTCTGCAAACTCTCCAAGACTTACATCAAAATCTCCAGTATATTTAAACTCCATTTCACCTGGTTCGCCGTAAAGCCTATTTTGAACATCGTGCATTCTTTCGACACCCCAATTACGCTGAAATGCGTATTCTGCTATAGCTTTTTGCGTACCCATAGCCACACCTATAGCGGCATCATAAGCCATTGCTCCTATAATTCTAGAGCCATGAGGGCCACTTAGAATAGGTATTTTGGTTTTTTGGAACATATTTTGAAGAATATACATTGCATCATTAGGATTGTTTCTAGATATAACATCTACAGTTTCTTTTGTGATTTGATCTAAAACATTATCATCTGTAATGTTTACAATTTTTTTCAAATTGCCTTTAAGTTCTTGGCTTATAGTATTTTCTAAAAGTTCTTTTGATATAGCACCATCCATTTTATGCAGAGCGTTACCATCTAACATAAGTTTGTAAGCGTCATCTACATAATTAGAGGCTACATCCCCTGAAAAAGAATCAAGAGCATCTTTAGGCATCCCTTTAGGTCTTTTTATAGTAGAAATAGATTCTATTATTTCGTCTGTAGATCTTTTTATTGCACCTTTTATAGGGTCACTTACTACCTTAGCACCTGTTTTTATAGCTCCTTTAGCAAGAAATCCACCAGTTATAAAACTAGGAATCATACCTATAGCAGAACCTACAGACCTACCAGCTCTACCCCATGCAGTCATATCGTAAGTAGAGCCTGCACTTTCACCAGCTATCATTTCTTGCCAAGAACTGTATTCATCGCCATGAACACCTGCTCCATAAGCATCATAAGCGTCTAAAGCACTATATGATACTTCGTTTGCTGCACCATAAAGTAACTGTCCAAAAAAGTCATTAAAAGCGCTGCCTGTAGTATTTATAGGATTAACAGCTTCATCTACTGTAAAGTCATCTCCTTTTTGTATTAACTCTATAGCATCTAAAAGATCTTTTCTTTCTGTTGTAGACTTTCCAAAAGTACCATATCTTGACATAAATTTATTCCTTTACTTGCTTAAAAATTCTTCTTTTAAATAACTAGGAGATACATACTCTAGCAATTCATCATAATTAGACTGCTCTATTATATCTGTTTTTTGTTGTATTTCCTTGGCTAATTCATTTAGCCTTTCTTCAGCTTGTTCAAACTTTTCATATCCTTCACCTTGTGGACCTGCTTCTACATTTTCCATATGCCAAGCTACTTCATTTAAAAGCCTGTCTAATTCCTTACTTCCAAAACCGCCTTCTTTTTCATTGTATAATAATTTATAATTATGCCAAATTTCTTCATGATCAGGAACCCACCAATCGTAAAAAAGACCAGTTGTTAGTTCCGTAACAAAAGCAACAAGAGGGTTCCAAACTGGACCTTTACCTTCGCCTCCTATACCTAACGCACCAAAATCTCCCACAATCGGCCATCTCCCAACAAATTCATCTTCTGCTTTCTCCCATTTCGCTAAAGCTGCTTCTCTATCTTTTAAAGCATTTGCTACCCATTCTTTATTCTTATTATTTATATTATTAAACAAAGCTTTCGCTTGCGTCATATCTATATTTTCAGCAAAAAAATCAAAACTATAGTTGGTTCTTGTCTCATAATTTCCAGTTTCTCTATTAGCTTTTCCAGTATATATTTCAGGCAAGCCTCCCACCTCTTTAAGTAAGTCATATACTTTACGTTTATAAGATTTGATATTTGCATTATTATCTTCAACAATCTTAATCATTTCTGCGTTAGAGTATTTTTCACCTCTATCAAAGACTCCTTCAGGGGCAAGTTTATTTATCATATAGGTAGCTACACTATCTTTTAAATTAGGTCTTAACTCAAGTATTTTGTTAATAGGCACATCTCCAAAATTTTCAGTTAGTAAATATGTTCTAGCCTCCTTAAAGGTCATTTCATTCATATTTGCAGCTAATTTAGGCCATATTACTTCATTAAACAAAGTATCTATTTCTGCATCCTTTTTTTTCTTTAAATTCTCTATAGCTTTAACTTGCTCAGGAGGCCTATCTGCTGTAACTTGTATAGGTTCCCCTCCTCCAGTTACCGACATGGCAAGATAAGATCTATAGCTATTTTCTAGTTCACTTAATTGTTGCACCATTTCAGTACTTGATATTGTTTTTGACTTATAGCTATTAATAATTCTATTTTTCTCAGTAACAAAATCTTCATTTGAATAAAAATCTATATCCGTATCAAAGCCTTCACCTTGATAATACTCTATCTGTTTTGGATTTAAATATCCTTCTGTCTTATCTGTATCTAATTTTGCCATTATTCCTCACCTTCTTCTAATACCTGTCGAATTTCTTCTAAAAGATTAGGGTCACTTATTAAATTTTCTAAATTGTCCTTATCTAATTCTAGTTGGTTAACTTGATCTATTATTGTTTGTTCAGGATTTTCCCTGCCTTCATCGTCAATTATTCTACTTAAATCTTCTATTTGGTCAGCAGATTCAAAATCTCCAAATATAGATGCATTATAATACATTTTTGAATACGTTACAAAATCCTTAAAATCCATATTTTCAGGTATTCCGAAATAAACTTTAGCCAGTCTTTCTATTTTAGTAAGATTAGCGGTGTCTGCACTTTTATAATGCTCATAAGCCAAGTCTAGATAATAATTAAAATCAGCATAATCTCCCCCTGCTACTAGAGCAGTAGGGCTTGCATATTGCCCTCTAGCAGACTCATACATGCTTCTAAATTTTTCTAGATATACATCAGGCTGAGTTTCTCCCGCACTAGCTTCACCTATTAAATAAGAAAAATCTAAAGCAATTTGAGCTTCAGCCTTATTTAATGATAAAGTAATGTTTTCGTAAAGCTTTTTACCTTCATCAGTTGTTGTGTCTATGTTATAAGAAGCAGGGTCTAATAGTTGCTGCTTAAGGCCAGCTATTCCATCAAAATTTACTGCTATCTTTATTTTATTTAACCTTCTGTTGAAGAAGTCGACAGCTCCTGCTTTTTCATTTTTTAATCTCCTCTCTGCTGATTGATTTTCATAGTAGTTTGTAGTAGCTTCTATCTTCGCTTTACTTAACTCACCAGTTTGCATATCTCTTACTTTTGCCGATACCACAGGGGCATTTGCTTCATACCATTCTTTAGCTATTCGCTTTTCAGTGTCTGATAGATCTGGATATTGTTCTGTAAATGCATCATAACCAAGATCTTCAATATCCCACATAAGAGGGTCTCCGTAACTCTTACCTTTATCTCCTCCAGCTTCAACAAAAAGCGCACCTTTTCTAATAACTCCAGATAAAAGTTCATTTATGTGGTCTATTTTATCTTTAGAAACTTCAGCAAGCTTGTCATAATAATCCCCTTTTTCTTTATATTGGTCAGCTTCAAATGTGCTGAACAGTTCTGCTAATTCTAAACTACTACTAGTTATATCTTCTCCGTAAAGTCCATCTAAACTCATACCTGTTTGTTGCCAAGCAGCTTCTTTTTCATCTAACAATAGTTCAACTTGATCATAAGCTCTTTTAGCATCATTATAATGATCTGTCTCAGCCCTTAATTCACGCTCTATTCTAGCTTCGCTTTCTTTAAAGTCAAGCTCTTTTTCTAATAAATCAAATTTAGAATCAATTTGTGTTTGCAAATCTGTAGACGAAGCTTTAAGTCTTCTATCTAGCAAATCTGACTCTGCATCAAGCCTTGTTTCTAAATCTTCTGTAGCAGCTGTTAATTTTTTATCTAAAAGGGTTTCTTCAGCATCTAATTTTGTAGTTAATTGACTAGCTTCATGATCAAATCTGTCATCAAGCATTGCTTTTTCATGAGTCCTTTGAGCATCAGCCATTTCTCTTTCAAATACATATCTCTGAGCCTCTCTGTCAGCTTCTAAATTCATTTCTTGCTGCCTTAATTGAAAATTCATTAATAACTGAGGTAACTCAGCTATAAGTCTAGACAGAGGATTTTCTTTTACTACTATATTATAATCAGCCATTCTTTTTTGTCCTTTTCATTTTTAAAACATGAGGTATAGATATCAATGCAAATAATGGAAATAAAGCTGTATATAAGCCAATCATACTTGCCGTAGCTATTTTACCTGTAACTTTATTTTTCTTAGAATATCCAATAATGTAGCTTAAAGGGTTGATCCATAAATTGTGAATCATCCATCCTAAATAATTAGGCTTATTATCCTTTGCATGGTCAACAAAAGCAGTAGTTGTAGTATTAACTACCCACTTAACAGCTTTACTTTTCTTTGTCCATTTAGCTAAAAATTCACCCCATGTATGATACCCTTTAATCCAAGTTTTACCTCTCTCAGAACCATCGTGATGTGTTTCTTGACACCAATCTACTGCTTTTTTCTTTTGACTTGCAGTCCATGACCCAGTATCATGTAAAGCTGAAGACACTACACACAGTCCATCATTACTTGGATCCAAGTCGTACCATGCAGGACTATCACCACCACCACCACTAGAATCAGCTATATCATACTGCATTAACTGACTTACACTGTCGTAGAATTCTCCCATAGCATCTTGTTGAGCTTGGTGAGTTGCCATTACAAAGTCATCAGTTGCAGCAGCAGTTTTTCTTCCGTAATCACTAAACATTCTTCCTGCATCTGTCCCTACTCTATCCATCATAGATTTTTCCATAGTCTCTAAGCCACCATGTGAAGCAAAACCGCTTTTACCAACAGCAGAACGTATATCTCCCATTCCTTTTGTAAATTGATCACTAAGACCAGTCATTCCCTGCTTATATTGGCTAGCTAATTCACGTTGTGTCTGAAAATTCTTTGCTTTTGCAAACTCAACTCCTGAAAAATCTGGAGCTTCCATATAATCCATATAGTCTACAAGTTCAGGGAAATGCGTGCCCATCCAATTTGCTAGTGTTCCTTGAGTTCCTTGCGTAAAAGCAGCTTCAATCTGTTCATAGCTAGGGCCAGAGCTTATTTGCTCTGGTATCTCAAAATCATAACCTTCGTTTTCTGTTGGCATAATATTCCTCTATTTGTTACTTGTTTGTTTTGGGCTAAAAAAAGGTGCTACGTCATCCTCGACCCAATCTTTTACTAATTTACCTGGAGCCCATTCTCCTTCACCGTAACCTATTCCTGCCCAAGGTTTTGTCATTCCTGCTGTTATTTCTTTGCCTGTAGGGGGTACATATTTTGTTCCTTCTGTAGTCATTTGAGCTGTTTTAGCAGCTTCTGATGCAGCGGCATATTCTTTAGCATAGGCAGTAGTTCCTGCAGTCAATGCTGCTGTGCCTGCTGCGGCTAGTGCTTCATCTGAAAATGCTTTATATTTTGCTTTAGCATCTTCTCTTGCAGTTTTGTAAAATTTTCCACCAGCTACACTTCCAGATAGCTTGTCTCCAAGCTCTCTTCCTACTAAAGTACCTGCGCCTCCTAACGCCGCTGCTGCTGCCCAACCTATTCCAGGAACTAGAGCTAATAAACCTCCAAGGCTCCCACCTAAGCTAGTCCATAGATCTTTTCTACCTATATCTTCTTCAAGCTTTCTTTTTTCGGCTGCTGTGTCTTTTTGTAATAAATAACTCTTATGTCCTCTTGCCATTATAACTCCTTATATATACTTGTATTTAACATACAAATTACCTGTAAAATCATCTGTTGTAGTGCTTTCATAAAAAGCTACAACTACTTTATCAGCCGCTACATTCCTTTCATCGACTGTTAATTTTGTTGTCATCACTCTATCTGAGTTGCAAGCTAAAACACTTGCGTTATGTGCTAGCAACACGCCTCCAGATAAATTGCCAGCGTCTGCATCTGTTCCACTATCTATATTATATGAATATAGATGAAAAAGGATATCGCACGATCCATCAGCTGCTGCTAAAACTCTAACCTCTTCTATCTCTATTTTAGAAGGAATGTACCATATAGAGCCAACTAAATGGCTAGAAGACCCACTAACACTTAGACTTGTAGCTGGATCAGTTCCTGTACCTCCATTAAAACCTGTCCAGCCTGCTGAACCACTTTCTATATTTAATTTGTCTATCATCATATGATGAGTCCCTGCCGTAGGACTTGCATCATAAATATTAAATACTTTTATCTTAGAAGCATTTTTATCAACATATTGCTTAGTAGCAAAAACTTCTCCTGTCATAGCATCTTTAAGGTCACCTTTAGGATATGGAGCCATTGGAATTGTAAATAAAGCTCCATTCACTTTAACAAACTGCTGTGGTCCGTTTTTAGTTATCCATATTTCAGGTATATTTTCCTTCATTTCCTTTGCCAAAGGTACACCTTTTTTAACTTCTTTCAATGTCCTTTCTTGTTTTTTGTTAAACAGCGTTCTTATTAAACGATCTGTATCTTGAAATTTTTCAATCTGGCTAATTATGGTCTCTTTATTGTGTTTAGTGCTCCTGTAAGCCATTATTTAACCCTCTTAGGTCTAAAGACTATTGAAATGTCATTTATCTTAAATCCCGATATACCAGTCCCTTGAAAAAACAAGCGTAAAGAATATAAATTATCTAAGTAAGTATCAGCACCACTAGCCGTAAATTCAGTTCTAGCCCAGTCGCTTTGACTGGTAGAAAAGCTTCCTGAAAAACTTCTTGGATTAGATGTTTGTCCATTTTCAAGATAGTACATAGTAGGAACAGTGCCGCCACTTTTATAGGTAACGTATACTTTATATATTCTTTTCCTTATACCTGGATTTTTAAAATCAATATCTTTGCTATACCAAGTAGCTTGTGCTGTTGCATCCCCATCTATATTTAAATACTTTATTGCCGAAGTTCCGTCCTTAATAATAAGCTTTCCATCAAAGTCATTTACAAAGTTACTGCTATCAGTACTATCAGATAAAGCATCCGACATTTTTGTCCAAGCAAATACATTCATATTAAATAAGTAGCAATTACCGTTAGTTCCAACTGTGTCTGCACTGCTACCTCTAATTACTAAATTATTACCCAAAGGGTCATATCCTATTATAGCATCATCAGATATAAAGCTACTCCAAGTATTATGATCTATTCTTCTTCCAACTTTACCTTCTAATAAATTCACTACTTGCTTACCATCGTACATAAAGGCTCCATTTTTATTTATAAAAGCGACACCCATTTCAGTTCTAACTGCTGCCCCTTGATTAGGAATACCTCTATGATTAAATGTAGCTTCTAGGAACTCAGAGTCTTGAGAGACATTTATAATATATAATCTATGTTTTTTAAACTGCAATATCCTATCAGCAAATTCTTCTAATTTTATTATCTCATCGCCATCATTAACTACAGCTTCTATAATTTTAGAAGGAGCCATTACATCAAATGAGTTTACAGGAGTTTTTACCATAGCATCTCCCTTATGCTCTAATCTTAAAACTCCATCAGTAAGATCGTCCCCAGAATCATGATGTATCATTAAATTTCCATAATATGTCTTTCTATTAGCCACGACAGCCGTTTTATACTTGCAAAATGAAGCTGTTTCATCTGTTTGTAAACCTGATAAAGCTGTATACGTAAATGTTCTAGGCTCGCTCTTATACTCTACTAAATTAGCATTTCTAGTAGTATATTGATTTTGTTCAGCCCATTCTACATATACCTCAGATTCAATCTTTTTTATACCTAAATCTAAATTTGCTTCAAACAATAAATAAACATCATCTTCTGGTATTTCATCAGAAGTTACATGTTGCCAATAAACTCTAACGCCAGTAATTCTTATTTCTAAATTCCTATTATTTACAGTAAGTCTAAATCTTTTTGTTGAATTTTGATATACGGTATCATAGCCATCAAATGCTCTTAAAGGGCTTTCTTGGACACCGTCATATATATAGCTATAGTAATACTTCTTATAGCCTGACCAAAGGCCATCATCATGTAATTTAGCACTTACTTGTAGTCCACATAATCCGTTAGGCACAGTTAGCCAAGCATTTTCATTACTTGTATTATAAGAAGCATCTTGGCTCCATTCACTTAATGGAGACTCAAAATAAGTATCTCCACTATTTCTTTTAGGTCTTCTGATCCATTGATCTCTTAAATACCATCCGTCAAAAGTTTGACCTGCATTTGCGCAAGCAGCTATTCCTGGAGGGTTATTAAACCAACCTCTTTTTATGTAGCCGTACCATTTATTAGTAGACGCATTTGCAAAATTACCGTCAGCAACTCTTAGAGTTCCATCTGCTGCAAAAAAGAATGGCTCTGCGTATCCTTCTCCTCCCCATTCAAATAAATCAGAATGATCGTTCCAATTATGGCTATATATATAAAAACCATTAGTACTATCAGCATCAGCGTATACTAAATAATTATCACCTTTATTAGCATGCTCTAAATCTTGTATTCTCCATTCATCGCCATCATCCCAATCATTATCAGAGCCTCCACCTGTTGCACCTGAAAGATGCGTAACTATTAAAGCATCTGCCCCAAACATTTCTTCTACATAGGAAGGTGCTCCTGTGCCTGTAATTTTAACAGTATCGCTTGTAACAGCTATTGTAGCAGCATTGTATTGGCCATTATAATTAACTGTACCCTGAATAGATAAATTTTGATTAGCTATAAGTCCATGAGCTTCAGCTGTAGTAAATTTTACACCACTATCATCTTCAACTTTAATAATACGTATTTTCTTTTGAGTATACATATCATTATCAGTATTACGATAAACTGTCCCAGTAGCGCCTGATGTATGATTCTTAAGAGTAACTCCTTCAAACTGATTAAATGTCCAGCTTTCCCCACTATCAGTTAAAGCCGTCTGATTGTCACCACCATCATGAGTTCCTGATATAGATGTTCCATCATCACAATATCCAGTAGCATTCTGAAAATCAGAACTCCATGCAAATAAACCTTTGCCTGTACTGAAAGGATTTATGCTTGAAGTACCTGCTGTAACATGTGATGCAAAAACAGGTGCCACAGATAATTCTCCTAGCTTATCTACCCTAAGATTATCTATTGTAGAAGCTTCACTATCCTGTATATCTCTAGCATCAGCTTCATCATTTAAGCCACCTTGAAATTGATTTATTACAAAAGTTTGCTTAGGCATAAATATCCTCTTTCTTTAAAGTTTTGGGAGAGGTTCTTGTAATAGTCGATCTATCAAACCTAGGAGGAACCGTATAAGACCTCTCCCAATAATCTAAAGGTACACTTAACCTAGTCTTTAAGTATAGCACCTTTAACCACTTCTTCTATTGAGTCATATATAGCTATTAATATCTTTTCCTCAGTCTTTTCAGATATAAAAGGA